GCCGAGTTCGTGTAGGCCGAGATAGCGTGGGTGTAGGGGCCGGTTCCCGCGAGCAGGTCATTACCGCCCAAGATGGAGGTGATGATGTTCGGGAAGGTGTCCGCGTAGATGTAGGTCTTGAAGTCATACTCGTCGTGACGAACGCCCTGAATCTGGTCGTAGACCATGACCGGCGAGCCACGAAGGGCCTCGTCGCGCAGGAAGCGCTGGTTGGGCGTGACCTGAGGCGTGTCTACCGGGATGTAGACGAAGCCGGTGGTCGGCGCGGTGCCTCGGGTCGCTTCGGGAGCGAGGCCGAGATAACTATTGCTGGAGAGGAACGTTGCCACGTTATTTCCTTACTTGCTAGGGGTTTGGTCGGGAGCGGGTTCTGCGGGCGCTACAGGGGCTTCTGGGGTGCTCTGGGGCGCTTCTGAAGCCACAGCCCAGCGACCGTCGGCGGGGTCTTCCGCGAGGTCGTAGGACTTGCCGGGCTCGGCGTAGAGGGCGGCGCCGGTGGTCAGGTCGAGGATGTCGACGTAGACGCGGGCCACGGTGTCGGTGTAGGTGAACATTTATGCTCCAATCAGTTCTTCGGTCACGATGAGTCGCACCGAGCTGTAGATCTGCGTGACTGAGCCGGTTCCGGTCAACAGTCGAGGGTAATACGAGGTGACCTCGATGTCCATGCCACCACTGCGCCCGCCTTCACCCCACTGGAAGATGACTCCCGGGGCTCCGGCCTGACGGTCTGCGCGGATAGCGGCCACGAGGCTGTCGAGGAAGGCTTCGTTGTCCGAGCCCGCGTCCTCGCTCTTCTTGTGGGTCGAGCGTAAGAAGCAGTCGAGAACGACCTCATACTCCACCCACTTGCGCCCGTTGTGAAGGCCTGCCAGGGCGATGCGCTCTTCACGCTGTCCGGCGAAGTAGATGTAGCAGATGACGCCTGAGCTGTGACCCGGGTCTTCCCCCGCGAAGAACTCCATCTCGGGAGTGAACTTGGCGGGGAAGGGCTTGACCGTGGACAGGTTCGTGATGCTGGCACCGTTCAGGTAGTTGACGATGGCGGAGCGAACCGTGGCGCGTGACATTACGAGCGACCCCAGACGACCTTGAAGTCATCGAGCAGGTCGTAGCCCATCATCATGTCGGACTCGAAGGTCTTGGTGGCCTGACCCGCGAAGGTGGGTTCTCCGATTTCGTTGAGCACGAAACCACCCTGACCGCGCTGCTTCACGAGGCCGACGGTGAGGTGGATCACTGCCTGCTTGACCGAGGCCGGAAGGGCGGAGAGGTTGCAGCCGGTTCCGTGGTTGTGGGCGAGGCCAGCCGTAATGGTGATTGACGTCGAGCCTACCGAAGCGATGGTGATGTTCTCGTTGTTCATGCCATCCCAGAGGGTGACGGTCTGACCGGCGTAGAAGCCCAGAACGGACTGCACCGGGAGCGAGGTCGCGCCGATGGAGACGTTCGAGCTCAGGAAGGTGTTGCCGAAGCCGTTGACGTAAGTCCACTGGCAGAACTGCTGGATGTCGATGCCCTGGTTGTAGCCCACGATGCCGAGCGAGCCATAGGTGGTCGTGACGTTCGACAGGCCAGCGGTGGCGGTGATGATGAACTGCTCGCGCTCGATGCTGACGTTCGAGGCCGAGATGGAGTAGGCGTTCTGGTTGTTCGGATACATGCCCGCGCTAAATGAGCGCAGTTCCAAGATGGGCCAGAACGAGGGGTGGATGACGAACTGCCCGTAGCGGTTCTGACGGTAGCGCCCGTTCTCCGTGTTGAGCGTGGCTGAGAGGGTTCCCAGCGCTCCGTAGACGTGGCGGTCGGCCATGTCGGAGGCTCGCACGATGAGGTCGTGCAGGGCGCGGTCTTGGACAGCCTGAGACGCGCCTTCGATGAGGTTGGAGAAGTCCAGCGAGGAAGCGGTGGGGCTGAACTTGACTTCATCGAGGGTGACGTAGGGCGTGCCTGCGCCTTCTGAGAGCACGAAGGGGGCTACAACGGTCATGTGCTACTCCTGAATAGTGTTAGTTGATCCGCACCGGCACTTGCTAAACAGCGCGAGGAACCCGCAGTCTTGGCAGCGATAGCCCTTGCAGTTGCGAAAGGTGGTTCCGGCCTGCGCGAAGTCGCCCGACTTGACCAGCGCCTGCCCGACCGCTTCGGGAACGTGGAAGGTGCCGTCTTTGTGGCGCGGGACTGGTGCGCTGTCGTTGACCGTGACCTCGGTGAGGTTTGGATTAGATCCGACAAGTCTCATAGTTATCTCTCCCCAGAGAAGGAGGGAGCCGGTGGGGCGAGGGGAGAACACCCCACCGGCTCGACCTCAACTCCTGCTATTGCAGGATTGGCACCAACGACTAGGCGTTGATGTTGGTGATGACACCCGACCAGGCCGGAGCGCGACCCGCGAGGGTGGTCTGGCTGTAGGTTGAGGAGTCATACGTCATGCCGATTTGCGGCCAGTCAATGACCATCGTGTCGACGACGTTGTGGATTTCCCAGCAGTTGCTGACGCCCGAGTCCGGGAACGGCAGCTGGTTCTGCAGGATGACCGCCACGCCCGCGGGCATGAAGCGGTGGGTGACGAGGTCAACCATGCGGCCGGTCGCTTCGTTCTGAATGGCCGAGACCATCGAACCGACGGCGATGCCGTCCTGTCCGAGCTCGTAGTTCAGACGGTAGGACTGAGCGCTTGACTGGCTCTGGAGGCTCTTGGCCAACGCGCGACGGATCGACGCAGTGGTCACGATGGCCTCAGGGTCACCCATCACCGAGTTGAACAGCGAGATGAACGCGTCCTGGAAGTCACCAGCGGGCTCGCTCGAAGCGAGGCTGCCGTTGAGCGCCTTGACGTATCCACCGTTGTTGATGATGGTGTTGATGAAGCCGTCGTAGCCCAGCGGGTTCGCAGTGCCAGAAGCACCGTCGTTCGCCCACGAGTAGTCGACAGTCGGAGCAGCGCTCGAGGCCGCGAAGGTCAGACCGAGCTGACCCGAGGTCGTGAGCTGCGTGGTGGTCTTGAACACAGCCGACGCGGAGTCAACGATGTAGACGTTCAGCGCAACGGTGCCCGCGGGGATGGTGCCGGAGTAGGTCACCGACGCGCCCTTGTTCGTGGACAGGGTCACGGTGCCAGCCGACAAAGCAGCGGTCTCACCGAAGGTCGAGGACAACGTCACCTTGATGGTGGCGGTTCCAGCGGCAGCACCCGGAGCCGAGGCGGTCGAGTCAGCGGAAGCCGTGAAGGTCAAGTTGGAGGTCGACAGCGCAGCAGCGCGGCCCTTGAGGTAAGCCTTCTCTTCACCGAGCATGTGCGCCCAGATGAGAGCGGTGTGGCTGAGGCTACGAAGGTCGGTGTAGCCCATGCCAGCGAACTCGGCCTGGAGCGACACGCTGTCGGAGTAACCGAACTCGCGGAACGGGAGCACGACCTTGTCGGCGGCGTAGGCAATCTTGCCCGGACGGTTCAGCGACACACCACCGAAGGAGGTAGCCGAGGAAGCCGAGGAGAAGAAGCCAGCGCCGTTAGCGCTCGCGGCGCCACCGATCTGGTCAGCGACACCACCGACACCGGCGTTGGTCACGCCAGTGATGCGACGGAACTCAAGCGCCTGACCAATCGCCTTGATGCGAGCGGTCTTGTTGCGGAAGTAGAGCTCCTTCGGCACCAGGAGCGAGAGCACCGGGTCGAGGTTGTAGGGAACGAGACCAGTGATGCCCGACGTCGAGTTGTTCAACGGCGAGGTAAGGGTCAAGTCCTTTTCGATGTTCGCGAGAGCGCCTTCGACAGCGGCCAGCTGGTCGCCAGAGACGGCCTTGCTGATTTCGCTGCGGAGCGAAGCGATGGAGGCGTTGTCCTCACGGATAGCGACGGTCTTACCGTCGAACGAGAGGCGACCGGCAGAGTGCGCGGCGAGGGTCTTTGAGTGAACGGCGCTCAGAGCGGACTTGTAAGCCTCGAAACGAGCAACGCGCTCGCCTTCCGGCAGTCCACCGAAGAGTTGATCCACTGTAGGGGCGGCGTAAGCCATTGTGGTTCTCCTGTGTTAGGGGTTAGAGCGTTTCAGCCTCGGCGTCGAGCTTGTTAGCCTCCGCCAGGTACTGGTTACGCAGTTGGGGGTCAATCAGTGATGCAGCCGTCATGCGCAGGCTTTCGGCCTGAACCTGAAGGGCAGTGACGCGGGCAGACTTGTTGGACTGCACTTGCGTCTGGCGAAGGACTGGGCCTCCAGGTGCCGCCATCTCACGGATCTCATCCAAAGCCGCCTTTAGCGTTAGAACGCTCTCATGGGCTTC